ATTATGTGTGGAAGATATGATGGACACCAGTTTATCGTCTGATACTGTGTAGTGATCCTCAAGAAGATGATTTGAGTCGATGCTCATCTCCGCTTGACTACGAGCCTCGTCTAAGTCGGCATATGTTCCAATCAGTTCGTCGTCGATAGTCACTCCGAGCGTATTAGACACCCTTACGTGAGACCCACGATAGATGAAGCTATCAAGTAGGCCCGCGCCTTCTCGTAGGTTCTTTCTAAACTGATTGAACAACAATGTCATAGGTTACTCTGTTGACTCTTCTGGCGTATTGAACATCGTCTGTGCGACTTGTATTCTATAATCGTCTAGCGCGCCTGACATCTTCTCTGAGATGGCTGCATTAAAACTATCTTCAATCGCTAGGGAGTCTCCTGCGATTAGTGCGTCTACTAAGTCTCGTGTGCTCATTTTGTTCCCTGTGTTGTATCGGGCAGGGCATCTGGATCGATACCCTGCATCACTTGTTGGTGAGCCATGATGGCTTCACGATTGTTTTCCATCTCGGTGTCTATCTGCTTGATGTCCTCATCTGTCTGCTTAAGGACGTTCTTGCGTACCCACTCGATGGAATAGTACTTGCCGACGTATGGATCAAGCGTCTGAAGGATGTTCATGCGACCCTGCGTGATTTCGTTGTCCTTGAGCTCGGCGAAGTTGTTGTCCTTCATGTAGTCAAGGCGGATCCCACTTCGAATCTCATCCCACTCATCAGGATTAATGATGCCCTTCAGCACCAGTTGCATACGCATGGCATCTAGGAACAAGTTGGAAAACTTCTTACGGATGCGCTGAACGAACTTATTGAATTTGATCTCATCACGGGTGATCTCTGAAGACCTACCAATGTTGAAGCCGCCGTCACCTTTGAGGCGACTCATGGGCACGTTGAGCGCCTGGAACAACTTGTTCTGAAAGAACTGGATGTCCTCGATCTGACCTAGTGTTTGTCCACCCGGTAGTGTGGTGATCTCTGTACCCTTACCACCCTCGCGGCGCGGCATCCAGAAGTCTTCCATCAGGGACATATGTTTACGATCGTCACGGACCTCGCCCGTGCTGGCGTCGTACACCACCTTGTTCCGGAATTTGTTCATCATGTCATTAACGTACTGCTCAGCCTTAAGCTTAGGCAGGTTACCAACGTCGATGTAGAAGATGCGGCGCTCAGGGGCGCGTGAGATTCGATAGATGACTAGGGAGTCCTCCATCATCTTAAGCTGGTTGACGATCTTAATCGCCTTATGTAGGTACGACATCATCAGACCGGAGTTGGCGTCGGCTAGACCTGACGGTGTATAGATCACTGAGTCTAGAGGAAGTCTGACGCCTTGAACTGTAGCCTCTGTGATACCCTTGTCATTGTAGAGGTAGTACTCCTCAATGCTCTCAATGATCTCAACGCCTTTGGCGTTCTTGGTCTTCTTGATGTTCTTGATCTTACGAATCTTACGTGGATCAATAGGACGTAGTTCAACGATGCCGTTCTTTGGATTCTTCTCGTCAACCAGTACTTGATAGTAGATGCGTCCGTCTACGTACCACGTGCGGAACATCTCGTGTCCGCGTTCATCAAACTTCAATAAGTTTAAGACGTTTTCAAACTCATCGGTGATCTTCTTCTTGATACCAGCAGAGACCTTAAGGTCGTCCATGTTCAAGGTGATGGTCTTTTGATCTTCTTCTGTTACGATGGCTTCATTGCAGATGTCATCGATCGCTGCGTCACAGTCGCAGTAGAGTGCGATCTCCCGATACCTACGGATTAGATCGTTCTCGTTCTTTATATGGGCCTCAAGTTCTAGAACCTGGGCGTAGTATCCCGCCGTGGCGGAGGAAACAACAGTTGCGCCGTCATCACTGATCGGCGCAACTACTGAGACCGGGGGTAGTTCCTTCTTATTAGATAAGAACTCTATCCCGAATATCTTCATAATATATCTTTCGTGCCTATTGTATTTAGACTGGGCCGTTACCAACACCGGTGCTCGTGGGAACAACAAAGCCGGTAGAGGTGTCAGAGGTCCAGAAGTTGTAAAGGAACGTGACGTTGAACGTCTCGATCGCGTTACCCTGGTCATACCCTAGTGCGATGTCACCAACTTCAGTTGGGAAGGCGTCAACGAAGGTGTAGGTCTTGATGACAGCACCATTGCGATCCAACTGTTGAACTTGTAGGTCAACCTGATAGTCTAGGGGATTGGTAACACCAGTCGTTGCGTCGACGTTCTGGATGCCATCTGACCAGGTCTCAAGCGCGTTACGAATGTCAAAGTTGGTGTCATTATAGATCGACACTGTCCAAGGTTGGAACGTACGCTCGCCCGCGAAGTTGATGGGACGGCCGCGATACAACACGGTGATTGGATCGATTGTTGAACTTGGCAACTGAGCTGAGTTACATAGGAACTGAGCTTGTTCACCGGCGGACTGACCACCGTTGACGTAGTTGGGGAAAAATAGATACGCCCTAAACTGGTTGGCGCGAGCACCACCACCAGTAAGGCGTGACTTGAATTCTGAAATGTTTGCCATTTATGACTCCTTTGTGGTTTATTTATCAAGGGAGGGGCGAACCCCTCCCTTGAATTATGCGCCGATTTCGCTGAAGTTGACGCTAGAGCGTGCAGCAACGAAGTTTAGTGTGATGAAGTTGATAGAACGATTTGGCTTGATGAAGATGCTAGCCACGAACTGGTTTGAATCGATGATGTCACCAGTGTTGTTGCTTGAATCACACTTAACCACGAAGTCGGTGATACCACGACGACCCTGCACGTTACGAAGGAATGGCTCAATCAAGTTCTTAAACTGTGCACGTGTAAACGCGTCGTTCATCTCAAACAACTGGAACTTAGCTGCGATTGAGATTGACTTCTCGAGTACAATGAACAGGCGACGAACGTTGATACGATCAAAGGCACTAGGCTTAGACATGAAAGTCTTATCACCGTAGAGGATGGTACCCTGACCTGGGAACGTAACCACTGGATTGACGTTGGCCTTGTATAAGCTATCACGATCAGCTTGACCAGGATTAAAGCCTAGCTTAATGACGTTCTTAACTTGACCACGTGTGAAGCCACCAGGTGAGAACCATGGGTCAGCGGTGTAGTCTGTACGAGCACATAGACCGGCGATGTCTGCATTTAAGGGAATCCAGCGATACTCATCGTTGTATCGGTCGTACTGATACTTCCAGCCGCTATCCATGACAACGTAGGAGCTATTCTGTACAGAAGACTTCCAGGTGTTGATAGTAGTAACACCTGAAGAACCTGTGGCAATGATAGGACCGTTGTTGGCATCACCAGGTGATACGAACACCATACAGTCTTGGCGCGTTTCAGCGACACCAGCGATTACGGCGTTTGCCGTAGCAGGAGAAGCTGCACCTAGAGCTAACAGAGAGATGTCATAGTTCAATGTATCGGCATACATCAAGAAAGCGTCTTGATAGTTACCATCAGTTGGTGACCATGCATCGGCACCACCGGTTAGGGTCATGATGTTGAACGATGAGATCAACTGGTCTAGTACACCAGCAGACACCACTGAGTCAATATGCGTACCCCAGTTGATGTCTGTTGGTGTTGTGTACGCCGTAGTGTTATCAGGTGCTGATAGAGCTAATACGTACTTTGATGCAGAGTTGATCACCGTGCGCCAGAAGAGGTTTGTACCATCAGCGCGTGTAACACCCTTTAGCTTAGACATGAACTCATACTTTTCTAGAATCTGTGAACCGGTTCCAGTAATGTGTCCAGCTGTAGAATCCATCACCAAGGCGTGTAGTTCATCGTTAACGATGCTCTTGGCGGCAGCTTGTGAGCTGGTGCCAGGTGCCTTAGAGAAGTTCGCGATGATCGCTGCGTTGGTTGCCGAAACTGCTGACTGGGTGAAAGTAGTGTTCAATGCCGTAGCAGCTATGATCGACTGTGATACGCTACCCTGAACAGAAGCGGTAGCTAGTGCAGAAGCCACTGAGAACGTTACCTGCGTTGCTGAGCATGATAACACCACGAAGGTGCCGTTATAACCAGAAGGAGTCGCACCACTGATTGTGATTGAAGCACCAATGGCGAATGGGATGGTTGACTTAGTGGCGTAAGTAAGTGTAGCGACGAACTGGTTACCAGAAGACAGAGTAGCCGTGGTGATGGCCGTGCTGGTGATGGCCGACAACGTGGTGATAGTGAAGGTTGTTCCAGTTGGAACCGTTGCGACAGTAGAGCCACCAGGGATAGCTAACGTGGCGCTGATGATGGCGTTGGCTTTCAAGCCTACAGTTGAAGGCGTTGTGACCGTGGTGCTAGCAGAAGTGGTAGTACACGCTAGAGTAGGAGTGGCACCGATAGCGCCGTCCGCTAGGGCGACTGCGTACCTAGGACCGTCAACTAAGATGACCTGAACACCGTTGCCGCGTGAGCCAGGATACTTACCAACGAAGGGACCGTAGGTCGTGACTTCAGCGTCTTTATAAGTTGCAGCGTAGTCGTTGTTGTTCTTGATCTTAACACCGGTACCAGCAGCACCTGCGGTGGCACTTAGTCCAGCAGACGCGTTTAACAAGCCAGTAGCGTCAACACGATTAACGATGACGTCATTTGTGTATGATAAGAAGTTAGCCGCGGTGAAGAATGATAGGTAGTTGTTGTTCGTTGGACGACCAAACGTACGAACTAGTTGATCTTCAGACGTGATAGTGGTGGGTTCCATCACAGGACCCCAGGCGAATGAACCAGCAGTAGCGCCGGTCGATGTAGATACGGCAGGGATGACAGACGAAAAGTCTTTTTCGATTACTGTCACGCCTGGAGAGAGTGCGAATGGCATTATGATTCTCCTTAGAGGTTTACTGGATAGACTCTACGTCTAGAATTATTTATATTTTTAGAAATTTACTAGCACTTCCTCACGACCGTCGTCATAGAACCCGAATGGCGTCATCTGTTGTTCAATAGCCTTCATCTGGTTCTCGTATATAACCTGTCTTATATTTATATCACTTAATTCTTTGAAGTACGGGTTGGTGCTCGCCCATGAGAACAGCACCAATGGCATCACTAGGTCATCATGATACCCGTCGTCAGCTGCGTAGCTGTTCTTTACCTGA